AACATGATGATAAAGTAACACCAGTATCAGCAGGTAAGTTTGCATATTTTGCACAAGCAAGAACAAACAATACAGCAATAAGAGAATATTTTGCTGATGATGATACACTTACTAATGATGGTATGGATATTACAGTATCAGTGGGAAATTTAATACCTACTAACTGTCATCAAATTATAAGTAATACTACAGAAGATACATTAATATTTCTAGTTTCAGACACAGGGGATAGTCAAACAGCACCTTATAGTGGCACAGTGTCTACAACATACGCTAACACAATGTATATCTATAAGTATTTCTTTGATGGTGGTGAGAAGGTACAGAACGCATGGTCTAAATGGGAATTTAAAGGTGTTAAGATTATTGGTGCTATGTCATTAGAAAGTTTTATTTATGTATTAGCGTCAGAGGGAACTACTACAAAATTATTAAAAATAGATTTAAGAAATTTAAAAGATACAACAATAGGTCATGGAGTTTATCTTGACCTTAAAACTTCAGTTACAGGAACGTATGATGCGGCAACAGATTTAACTACGTTTACATCACCTTATGGTGCAAAGACTGGATTGATTGCAGTAGATAGAACTAATGGTAATAACTACACAGCAACAAATACAACAGGTTCAACATATACAATCGCAGGAGACCACACAGCATTATACATTGGTGTTCCATACGAAAGTAAATACACAATGTCTACACAGTATGTAAGAGAGAATACTGGAAGAGGATTAGTAGCAGTAACTTCAGGTAGATACCAAATACGAAACATATCATTTAACTTTGAAAACAGTGGGTTCTTCCAAGTAGAAGTTACTCCTACTAATAGAGATACGTCTACAGCTATTATGAATGGTTATGTTATTGGTACAGCCACGTCAGTGGTAGGACAACCTGCTATAGCAACAGGAACTTTAAGAGTACCTGTACAATGTCAAAACACAGAATTTACTTTGAATATTAAATCTTCATCTCACTTGCCTATGTATATCGCAGGTGCAGAAGTTGAAGGTTATTATCACAATAGAGCAAGAAGGATTTAATGAAAGAAAATTACGTTAGAAAAGCAGAATTAAAAGATGCGTTAGAGTTAGCACCAAAGATTAGAAAAGGTGACAGACAAGAAATTATGGCTTCAGATGGTGCATCACCATTAGAGGCTTTAGTAATACCTTTTACACAACAAGGAAAAATTTATTCTATTATTGGAACAAAGTCAGAAGGTGTGATTGGTATGTTTGGTTCTAACCCATCAAAAGAAAAAGGTTATGGCGTAGTTTGGTTATTGTCTAGTGAGGATTTATTTAAACACGTCAAACAGTTTATTAAAGAGTGTCCTAAATGGGTAAACGAGATGAGTAAAGATTATGAGTACGTCTACAATTTTGTAGATGAAAGAAATTGGAAAAGTTTAAAATGGTTACAATTTTTAGGATTTGAACCAAAGAAAAAAATAGGAGATTTCGGTATCGGTAAGATGCCATTTTTATTAATGATGAAAGAGGTAAAATAAATATGTGTACTGTTCAAGCGGCACTTCAGGTAGCAGGAGCAGTTGTTCAGTATCAGAATAAGAAAGCTGAAAACAAAGCTATTAGAAGAGACCAAAATACTACAAGACGAAATGCCGATAAAGGATATTTACATGACATGACTAAAATTGACAGAGAAAAAGTCAATGCCGATAGAGAAAAAGTAATAGCAGAAATTTCTTCTAAAAAGGAACGAGATGGCGAAATTGCACAATCATTAAATTTAGGTTTTGGAAATAGCACAAAAATTGTTCAATCAATCGGTGCAATGTTTGATGATGATTGGAACACTATTAACAGAGATTACAGTAAAGATTTAACAACATTTCAAGACCAACAATCAGAAGCCTACGCTAATTTATCAAAAACTTATAACAGTTTAACTCCTCCTATAGAGCCATCAAGAACTGGACTAATTATAGATGTCGCAAGTGCATCTTACGAAGGTTATCAAAAAAATGAAAATAACAAGAATACGAAGAAAACAACTGGATAATTATGGCTATAAAATATAACAGACAAGCAACAAACAAATACTATGGTGCGGCAAACGCAGGATATGTAAGAACAGGGTCAGCATCAGATGGTCTAGCTAAAGCGTTAGCCAGTGCATCACAATCAGTTGCTATAGGTGAAAATTTAAGAATTAATAATAAAAAAGATAAAGCAATAGAAAAGATACAAGCATTAGAAGCATCAGGTAAAACTCTTGAAGCTATACAAGGAGAGATACTTGCAGGTAAACACCCAGATTTAACTGGTAAATACATTGATGCAACTACACAGTTTCACAGTGGTAAAATAAAAGCGGCAGAAGTTATTGAACAAATGACTAAAGCAATGGAAACTGATTACGATATTACAAAAGATAATCTTAATGATTTTAGCAAACAGTTTTTACCTGATATGGAAGGACAAGATAGTTCTTTTATGGCAGGATTTGGTTCATTTTATAATGTTTGGAAAAATGATGCAGATTTAAAAGATGCTAAAGAAAGAGGTGAATTAGCTTCTGCAAAGAAAATTGATGAAGTTAGACAAGTATTGTCAGTTATTCCTAATGAAGATTTAGAAACAAGATATGTAGAAGAATGGAAATCTTTTGGAACTACACTTCGTACAAGTGACAACAAAGAACTAACAAAATTTTACACTAACGCAGAACTTATGGAAGCTATAAGACAAGACGTAGCTTCTATTATTGATACAGCAGATAGTATTGAAGATATAGAAAGAGCAGAAAAAATTATGTCTTTAAATTTAGGTAAAGGTACTAATGGTCAAGAATTAGGTTCTTTAAATAGTAGAAAAAATCAAAACACAGATGTATTAAAAGCGGCACTTACTGCAAAGAAAGATGCGGTTATACAAAAAGAAAGAAGAGATGAAGCATATAATACAGCCAAAGCTACACAAGCTGTATGGGTTGAGGCATATACACCTAACGAAGATGGTACACCAAAATCTGCATTACAAATACAAGAGTTATTAGAAAAAATTAAAATAGCAAGTAAAGGGGACAAAGGAACAATAGAATCTTTTACTGAATATTTTAATTCTGACCCAAAAAGTAGAATGATAAAAGATTATAAAGGTTCACAAGATTTTTTATTAAGTATTTCTATGGGTGAATTTGATAGTCATAAAGAAATGATGAAAGCATTTGTAGAACAAAACATGCCTCACGACATGTGGGATAAAGCAAATACAAGATGGGATAGATTTCAAAAATCATACAATGATGGAGCAATCGCACCTATTTATGACACTGACCATCATTATGTAAATACAAAAGATATTATATTAAAAACAGTTGCCGAAAATTATACAATAAGTGATGATGGAACAGGAACTAAACAAGCGGCACAATCTGATGTTTTAAGATATGTAAATTTTGAAATTGAAGAACAAGAAGCAAGATGGGAAGCTGAAGGTTTAGACGTTACTCCTAAAATGAGAAAAGATTTTATTTTAGAAGTACAGGATTATGTTAATAAAACTTGGACAGGCAATGATGAAGATAAATTTAAAGCACCTGAAACTCTTACAATGGAAGATGAAAGAGCAAGAATTATTGAAGAAGAAAGATTAGAAGCTGAAGAAATTGCTAAACAAGAAAAACAAGAAGAAACTAATAATACAGTTGTATTTCAAAGAGGGGGTGAACCTGTTACTCTTAAACAATTTTCAAATGAAATAGTAGAAAATTTAAACAATATAGATGCACCAAAATTAATAGAAACTGTTATTGGTGGAATTATAGATGAAGATAGAAAGTTTGAATTACAAACACAACCTAAAATTAAAAAATACATAAATGAAGTTCTGGGTGCAGAATTTGATGCAGATATTTTATCAGCATTAAGTGATGATGATTTTGATTTAATTTCTGAAACAATAACTAAAAAATTAAATTTACCATTTAGTGATGATAACACTGAAAATTTAGACATGATACAAGACTTAATCTTCAGTCTATATAACCTAGAAGGATAATATGGCTACTAAAGCAAAAGATAGAAGAAAAAAGAAAACACTTTCCACACCAACAACAGATGCAATTTCTGCATCAACAACAATCCAAAAATTAAGAAAAGTTACAAGTGAAGAAGAGGCTCTTAATGAAATACAAACAGAAGAGTTTTACAATACATTAAGAAGTTATTACACACATAGAGATGGAGAAAGTGAAATTACAGCAAGAGGTAATAATGTATTTTCAGAAATGTCTCATGCAGATTTATTAGAGTATTTCTACAACGACAGGTCATGGAGAAATAATAACACAGGTGCTATGACTAAAGATTTAGCAAACGCATTTACTGACAGTGATGAGAGAAATGCACAGTTAGCTTACATATCCTCTACATACCACGCATTGCCATCATTTTGGAATGACCCAAATAGAAGTTTTGGTTCATGGTTATATGACAATGGTGGAGCAATGATAGCTGACCCAGTTAATTTAATATCGTTTGGTATTGGTGGTCAAGCCGCTAAAGTTGCATATAGAAAAGGTTTAACAGAAGCTCTTAAAGGTAAAGTTGCAGGTCAAATCAATAAAGAAGTTTTAGAAGAAACAGCAAAGGTAGCATCAAAAGAAGCTATTGGTAAAGCAGTTTACAAAGGTGCAATGACTGAAGCTAAAATTGGTGCAGTAGTTGCAACAGCACAAGACACAATGCTTCAAGTTACAGAAGTTAAAACTGGCGTATCAGATGAGTTTAGTCTTAAAAGAAGTGCTATTGCTACAGGTGCAGGATTTGGTTTTGGTACTGTATTTGGCGGTGCATTTTCTTATGGTGGTTTTAAACTTGGAATGAGAAGTTCTAAAAATACAGCAGTTAAAAACTTAAAAGATATTCACGAATATGGTAGAAGTGAAATTACAGGCAAACAATTATTTCAAGATTTAGCAGAACCTAAACCTGATAAAGCATTATATAAAAATTTAGATAAAGCTACAGTAGATAAAATTACAACAGAAAGTCAGCTTGTAGGAAAAACGATTGATGAAAAAATTGGTAATTTAAGAAAAAATGGTAATTTAAGAACAACTATAAGGGGTACAGGTAAATCCCCTGATGAATTAATTAATTTATACAAATTTCCAAAAAAAGTTAGAGTTTATTTACAAAGTCTTGGTGACCAGATGGTTAAAGAAGGTAAAATAATTAATGATGAAGTTAGTGAAAGATATGCAATTAAACAAGCGGCAATTATAGGTTTAGATGCTAATGCAGTTATTAAATTAGGTAAATCAAGAGCTAAAGAAGATAAATTATTGTATGCTGAAATATTAGCACATGGAGATTTGTTAGCTAAACAAAGTGATGACATAGTAAAACTATCTAATCAACTTCACAATTTAGATATTACACCTGACCAAGAAGCTAAAATTTTAAAAGAATTAAATTTAAGAAATGAGATAGCAGGAGAAATATTAGTTAATCAAAAAGAAATTACTAGAAACGTAGCAAGAGCTATGAGGTTTATGCAGGTTGGTAAGAATGAAACTAGAGCCGCAGAACTTAAAATAAATCCTGAAGACCCTGAAATGGCTACATTAAAAACAGGTAAGCCAAAAGAATTTTATAAAGCAATCGCAAAACTACATGACACTGACCAAGTTATTATGGCATTACAAAATGCTAGAAAAGTAAATGGTTGGGATTTAGCGTCAGAGTTTATTAATAACAACTTACTATCTTCACCTGATACACATGCAATTAACATTGTATCTGGTTTATTTCAAACACAATGGAAACCTTTAACTATGTTAGTTAGAGCCGCATATTTACTTCCACAAGATAGTAAAAGAGCAAATCAATTAGCTAAAGAAGCCGCCGACACTTACATTCACCAAATACTTTATACCAAAGATGCTTTAATGGCGGCTAAAAGAGGATTTATGGAAGGTCGTGGTATACTTGATAGTAAGCAGATGAAGTTCGATAACAACATTAGACAAGGGCAACTTCAAAGATGGTTACAAGCTACAACAAGACTTATGACTGACAGAATGGGGTCAGTAGGTGTTGGTCTTGATAAATATGTATTTAGACCGATAGGTTACGCTACAACTTTTCCTATGAGAATTTTAAGTGCAGGTGATGAATTTCTTAAAACTATGACTTACAAAGCTAGAGTAGCTTCCCAAGTTAATACACAAATTAGAGAAGAAACAGGTAAAGGTTTTTGGAAGGGTGTAATTAAAGAAGATGATTACAAAGCAAGATTTAAAGAATTAGAAGCAGATTATCAAAAGACTGCATCTGGTGGTGCATTAGAAACTGCTGACATGACAAGCACAACGATTAAAGATGTAAACAAATTACAAGTTAACGACCCATTACAATACGCTAGAGAAAGTACATATACACAATCTGCTTATTCTATGAACCCTGAAACAGGTAAGATGGAAGGTGGTATTACAGGTGGTGTTTTATCTTTTACAAGTAAACACAGATGGACAAGAGCATTAGGATTACACTTTATTAACACTCCTTCTAACTTAATTAAATGGAACTTTGAACATCTACCTCTTCTTAACAGAGCAGTGTTAAGTACAAGACATGCTTTAAAAAAAGGTAAAGATGGAAATTATATAAACCCAGAAGCGGCGGCAGAAGCTAACGCTAGAGCAACTATGGGATTTGCATTATGGACAGCCGCATTTGGTGCAGTAGCATCAGGTAAAATTACTGGTGGTGGTTCAAGAAACTACAGAGAAAATGCAGAAAGAGAAATTAACACAGGTTGGAAACCTTATTCTTATAAAACAGATGATGGCAGATACATTCAATTAAATAGAGCTGACCCTATAATGATGCCATTCTTTATTATGGCTGACTTACAAGACAGTATGAATAAGTTTTTAAGATACAATGAAGATATACCTGAAGCAGTACAAAAAGATATGACAGAGTTATCTATGGGTGTTGTTAATTCTATCTTTAGAAATCTTAACTCTAAATTTTATATGAAAAATATAGTTGAAACTGCAAACTTTTTCTTTAGTGATGATTTTGTTTCTACAAGGTCGCCTGACAAAGTAAGTGCTTCTATACTAGCTAGAGCTTTTTACAAAGTTACACCTTTATCTGGTGGATTAAGATATATGAGTAGAATTGATGAAGATTACCAAAAAGAATTATTTACTCTAAATGATAGATTATTAGCTATACAACCTTGGAAAGGTAAAGATAGTATTATGCCTAAACGTAACATGTATGGTGAAGTAATTGATAGAGACAGAGGTTGGTTCTTTGGTTTAGGAGGTAAGACAGGTTTATGGTCTTCACCTTTTGCTATGACTAAAACTGACAATCCTGCAATACAAAAGTTTTATGAAAATAGAGATTTTAAATATGTACCACCTGCAAAAATAGATAGAAAATCAGGTGTAGATTTAAGAACTATAAGAAATGAAAAAGACCAAACAGCTTATGACAGATGGAGAGAGCTTACAGGAGAAGTTACTTTACCTTATAATGGACAAAGATTAACTCTTAAAAAATTAATTGAGACTGTAATACAAGACCCTAAAAGTAAACTATATAAAAAAGCTGATGGTACAATCGCAGGTGTTGATGAAAGACAGAAATTTATATTAGAATATGTCCACAAAGCTGAAGCAAAAGCTAGAAAATTATTATTAAAAGAGTTTCCTCAAATTAAGAAAATGAGAAAAGATAGAAAACTCATTAAAAAGAACGCTAAAAAGAAAGCTAAAAAGAACTACATTGAGATACTTACTCAATAAACACTAAACTTACACTTTTAGTAAAACCCAATCAAAAACATAAGGAAAATCATACATGGCAAATAGTTTTGTACGTTATACAGGCGATAACAGTACAACATCTTATTCTATTCCATTTAGTTACAGAAGTACGGCAGATTTAACTGTTACTCTAGCAGGGTCAGTTACTACAGCTTTTAGCTTAAATAGTGCAGGAACTACCCTTACTTTCAACTCTGCACCTGCCCAAGATGCGGCTATTGAGATTAGAAGAAGAACGTCACAGACTACTAAATTAGTGGACTATGCTTCTGGGTCAGTTCTTACAGAGAACGATTTAGATACTGATAGTGACCAAGCGTTCTTTATGGGTCAAGAAGCTATTGATGATGCTAATGATGTTATTAAAATATCAAATACAAATTTTCAATGGGACGCAACTAACAAAAGATTAACTAATGTCGCTAACCCAACGTCAGCACAAGACGCAGTAACTAAAAACTATTTAGAAAATACTTGGTTATCAGCAACAGACAAAACAGCTATTACTTCAGTTAACTCTAATATTTCAAACATTAATGCAGTAAACAGTAATGCTTCAAATATTAATTCAGCAGTATCTAATGCTACGAACATTAATACAGTAGCAACTAACATTGGTTCAGTTAATACTGTAGCTACAGATATTAGTAAAGTTATTGCAGTAGCTAATGATTTAGCAGAAGCAGTTAGTGAAGTAGAAACTGTTGCAGATGATTTAAACGAAGCAACTTCGGAAATTGATACAGTTGCTACAAACATAGCTAACGTAAATATTGTAGGTGGTATTTCTAGTGACATTACAAGTGTTGCAGGGATAGCTTCAGCTATTACCGCAGTAAACAATAATTCTACAAACATTAATGCAGTAAATACAAATTCAAGTAACATCAATA